AAGTTAAAGTATTGGATATGGGTGACATCGACGGTTCACAAAACGTACGCGTAGTTATGCGATTTACTGCTGACGCTAAATACGGTTTTGCTTCTGACTTGGTTACTTACGGAATTGTAAATTCAGCTAACTAATCAAACTAAACTATAAGCGAGGGTGGTGAAATATACGCCACCCTTTTTTGTTTAACATTAAAAAAATAATAAAATGAGCTGCGATATAGCAAACGGAAGATTAGAAGCGTGCAAGGATGCAATTTCAGGACTTCTAAACATTTACTTTATTAACTATGGTGATTTGAATACATTATCTTCAAGCGTTGTTTTTGATGGTGATGACCAAATTACCACTTGGTATACTGCTTCACAAATTACACTTTACAAATATGAATTGAAAGGTGCAAATGGTTTTGAGCAAACTATCCAAACTTCAAGAGACAACGGGACTACTTTCTTTGAGCAAGTATTGACTATTCAATTAAAAAAGCAAGACGCTGTAACGCATAAGAACGTTAAATTGTTGTCTTACGGACGTCCGAGAATCGTTGTTGAAACAAGAGACCATCAATTCTTTTTAGCTGGTTATGAGCAAGGATGCGACGTTACTGCTGGAACTGTATCTTCAGGAACTGCAATGGGAGATTTCAACGGGTATAATTTGACATTTACAGGAATGGAGAAAAGCCCTGCATACTTCATTGATTGCGCTGATGAAGCTGGATTAAAAGCTATCTTTACTGATGGTGCATTAGATGCGTTGGTGCAAGATAATTAAGATTGTCTGTTAATAATAGGTTTAAGACCCTGCCTTTTTAGGTGGGGTTTTTTTATTTAAGAAACAATTTGAAGTGTTTTAAGTTAATAAAGTATGATAGTTTTAACTACGTCTTTATTACCGCAAACATTTGCTTTAATTCCGCGAAATGGAGACTTCAATACAGTTGAAATAACGGACGACCAAACAAATGAAACTACGGTAGTTTCTGAATGGACTTTTACAGAGGGCGAATACTATTCAACATTATTAGTTGAGGTTGCCTTAATTGAAAATCATTTTTATAATTTGGTATTAAAAGACGGAACGAATATCGTTTATCGTGATAGGATATTTTGCACCGACCAACCGATAGTAACATTCTCGGTTAATAACGGGCAATATACTTCAAATGCTACAACAAATACTTTTATAGTTTATGAGTGATAACATACATATTATTAATTTAAGTTCATATCAAACGCCAGTAATTCAAGAATCCAAAAGAGATAATTGGGTTGAGTTTGGAGAAGACAATAATTACTTTCAATATCTAATTGACAGATACACGTATTCAACGACGAATAACGCAATAATAAACAATATAAGTAGATTGGTTTACGGGCGTGGTTTAAGTGCCTTAGATGCAAGTAAAAAGCCAAATGAGTATGCTCAAATGATGGTTTTGTTACATCCTGATTGCGTTCGTAAATTAGTAGTGGATAGAAAGATGTTAGGGCAATGTGCTATTCAAATACATTACTCTAAAGACCGCAAAAAGATTCTTAAGGCATATCATATTCCTGTTAATTTATTACGTGCTGAAAAGTGTAATAAAGACGGAGAAATAGAGGGTTATTATTATTCAGATAACTGGCAGGATGTTAAAAAATACGCACCTAAAAGAATACCTGCTTACGGATATTCAAACGAGCAAATAGAAATACTTTTTGTAAAGCCTTACACGGTAGGAATGAAGTATTACGCCTATCCTGATTATCAAGGTGCTGTTCCTTACGCTAAACTTGAAGAGGAAATTGCAGACTATTTGATTAATGAAGTTCAACACGGATTTAGCGGTACAAAGGTTATAAACTTCAACAATGGTATTCCTACTGAAGAGCAACAAAGTATTATTACAAACAAAGTAAACGCACAATTAACGGGTTCCAAAGGACTGAGAACTATTGTGGCTTTTAATGCAAGTGAAACAAGCAAAACAACCGTAGACGATATTCCGTTAAACGATGCTCCTGAACATTATTCGTATTTAAGTGAAGAGTGTTTACGCAAGATTATGTTAGGACATAATGTAACATCTCCTTTGTTATTTGGTATTGCAACTTCAACGGGTTTCTCGAGTAATGCTGATGAACTTAAGAACTCAAGTATTTTGTTTGATAACATGGTTATTAAACCTATGCAAGATGAGTTAATTGAGGCGTTTGATAGGATATTAGCTTACAATGGTATTTCTTTAAAGTTATTCTTTAAGACTTTGCAACCTTTGGAGTTTGTTGACTTAGAAAACGCTCAAACAGAGGAACAAGTAGCCGAAGAAACTGGCACGGAATTAAGCTCCCAAGGCGATAAAATTGCACAAGCGTTAATTGATTTAGGTGAGGACGAAAATCCTGACTGGATATTAATAGATGAACACGAAGTTGACTACGATACAGATGACAAAGACAACGAGATATTAAGCAAAGAGCCAAAGCAAAGTTTATTGTCAAAGGTTGTTAATTTAGTTTCAACTGGAGACCCGAGACCTAATTTACGAAGTGGACAAGATGCTGTTATTGATGGCGTTAAATTTTTAACTCGATATGTTTACGCTGGAGAAAACAAAGAAAACGGGCGTGCATTTTGTAAAGCCATGATGTCTGCAAATAAAGTTTATCGAAAAGAGGATATTATAAAAATGGGAAGTCAGCCAGTTAATGCTGGTTTTGGAATTGATGGAGCTTCGACGTATTCAATTTGGTTGTATAAAGGTGGTCCTAATTGCTACCATCGCTGGAATAAAAGAGTTTACGCAACGTTTGAGGGTCAAGCTATTGATGTAAACACAGCAAAACAAATTGCTGGACGTAAAGCAGAGAAATTAGGTTATGTAGTTAAAAATCCAAGTTTGGTAAGTCAAAGAATGATTGACAGAGAGGACAGAGGATATTATAGAAAATAAGATGGCAGAGGCATTACTTATAACAAGAGATGACATCGTAAAGTTTACAGCCATGAATGGCAATGTGGACACGGATAACTTTATTCAATGGATTAAAGTAGCTCAAGATATTCATATTCAAAACTATTTAGGCACTCGTCTTTTAGACAAAATAAAAGCTGATATTGTAGCCGAAACTTTGGGCGGTAATTATTTAACGCTTGTAACGACGTATATAAAGCCTATGCTAATACATTGGGCAATGGTTGAATACTTACCCTTTGCGGCTTATACAATCGCTAATAAAGGCGTATTTAAGCACAATTCAGAGAATGCTACAAACGTAGAAAAAGACGAAATAGATTTCTTAATAGAAAAAGAGCGTAGTATTGCACAGCATTACACGGAAAGGTTTATTGATTATATGAGTTTTAACCAAGACTTATTCCCTGAATACAACTTAAATTCAAACGGTGATATGCATCCCGATACTCAAAATAACTACACTGGATGGTTCATTTAAAAAAGTACAAGCCAAAGGCTGAAAACATTAGAAAATTACAAATTTATTTAAAGAAAATAAATGGCGGACATAAAGATAAGTCAACTAACGGCGAAAGCAGCAAAGGTTGAAAGTAACGATAGGATTCCAATAGCAGACTTTAATGGAACTACTTATGATACTAAATATGTAACTGGAGCTGAAATTAATGAAGTTAGCTTAGATACTTCACCACAATTAGGCGGTAATTTAGATGTTAATGGATTTCAAATTACGAGTGATTCAGACCAAGATGTTATTATAAATCCAAACGGAACTGGAATAACTAAAATAGAAAGCGATTTACATTTAAGAGATTCGGCAGGTGCAACAGCTAAAGAAGTTTTATTTTACGAGGGTTTTTCAAACGGAACAAATTATGTAGGTTTAAAAGCTGCTGATTCTTTAACTGCCAACACTACCTATACATTACCAACAGCAGATGGAACAAGTGGACAAGTATTATCTACAAATGGAACGGGAACACTAAGTTGGACAAATAACGATTCTGGTTTAACTGTTAATTCAACTGCAATAGCTTCGGGAACTGCTGGACGTGTATTTTTTCAAAATGCTTCAAATCAATTATCTCAAAGTGCAAATTTATTTTGGGATAATACAAATAATAGATTAGGAATAAATAAGGCTACTCCAACAGTTGCTTTAGACGTTGTTGGTGCTGTTGCAATTAGTAATTCAATAACGGCAACTTCAGACAATCATAGATTTGGATTTTTCCAAATACTAACATCTGGTAATGCAGGAGGAACAGGTCAAGGAATTACTTGTACTGGGTTCGATTCATCTGTCCAACTACAAGGCAGTAATTTACCTACTGATATGTTTATATTTCGAAATTCGTCTGGACTGTCAAACCCTGCTCAATTGCAAAATTCCGATAAATCATTTATTAGAACCTATGGAGGTTTTACTGATGGGAATTTAAATAATTTAGCCGCTAATTATTTATTATTAACTCCAACATATAATTTTATAGGTACAAGAACTGGAATTATTACAAGAGGTTTATATTACAATCCAACTTTAACATCTATGGTTAATGTTACTCATAGAGCAATAGAAACTACAACTGGAAGTGTTATATTTAATTCAACAAGTGGAAATGTAGCTATTGGAGGTACGTCTTTTGGTACGAGTTCAGATAAAGTTTTAGCTCAATACACTGGAACAGCTCCCGGCTCTTCACCTGCAGATGCTTACCAACAATATTCAGCTGATATAACAGCAGGAAATGCAGCACCACATTTTAGAACTGAAAACGGAAATATTGTTAAGTTATATCAAGAAACAACTGGAGTTGCTGCGGCTACATTAGTAAGTAATGCTGGAACTACATTGACATCAACAGATACATTTGATGGATACACTTTGCAACAAGTTGTAAAAGCATTAAGAAATTTAGGTATTTTAGCATAAAAAAATATTATGGCAATTTTAATTAAAGGAACAGAGCAAAAACAAATTAAATTATCGGGAACTGATATAGTAATTCCAGAAATTTATGGGCGTGTGGAGTTTGTAGGACGTGCAAATGGAACTACTTTAGAAATAGGAATTATAACTTATGTAAGTGAGCAAACATTTGAAGAGAATAAAGTAGTGTTTACAGACGTTGAATCACGCTCTTTAACGGCTAATTTAGAACCTAACGAAACACAATCATTGGAGACAGCTCATAAGTACGCTAAAATCGCTTATGAGGGACAAGGATATGAGGTTGTTATTGACTTAAATTGAACAAAACACGAATCAATAAGTTAAATAAATATGGCAAATAGTAACGGTTGGGGTGACGGAGCAGCAAACAACGCAATAGGTTGGGGGAAAGGTGCAAACAACGCTATTGGTTGGGGTGATATTCACGCAGATAGTTGGGCGGGTTTAACTGATATTGTGGGTGTTACAACAGACCCCGATGCACAATCATTCATAACAGCGGCTTCAATTACAGACCCTACTCAACAAGCGTCAATCAATACTTTGGTAGTTGACTTAAAAGGTTATTCTATTTGGACAAAAATGAAGGCTTTGTATCCATTTTGTGGGGGTTCTGCGAGTAGCCATAAATGGAATCTTAAAGACCCACGCGATTTGGATGCTGCATTTAGATTAGTATTTAGTGGCGGTTGGACTCATAGTTCAACTGGAGCAACTCCAAA